GTGTACTTTCATTAGAGTTATATCGCATAACTATATGATACCAAGAAGAAGGGTCAACTAATGATACATCAGTAGCACCTATACCTAAATTATAAAAATCACAAGTTAAATTTCTGTCTGACGCTCTTACTTCCATAAATGAATATTGTCCAGCACCACCACCTGTACCAGCAGTCCATAATATATTTTCTTGTCCACCAGAATATGGGTCGCCACCAAACTTAAACCAAAAACTCCAAGTCATAACATCTCTACTTGTAGCAGTGCTAGGAGAAAAATTCATATAGCTATCATCTGCAAAATCAAACCTTAAACTTTGCTCGATTTGGTATGAGTATATACCTGTAGCACCAGTTGCTGGTTTTTGCCATAATTCNTTATTATATAGAACCATATATTATCCTATGCAAATGCTAGTTGCGGAGCTCCTAATTGTATTGACCCAGAGGCTTTTACAAAATATGGTATGACATCGACAGCACTAGCTGCAGTTGATATTGTTAAACCAGCACCACCAGCAGTTTCATAATCTGTACCTAAACTTAATGTTCTACTGCCTGTACCATCTTGAATAAAAACTATTATTCCTGACTGACCAGCAGCTTCTGTAGAAGGATTAGCTAAAGTTACATTACCAGTAGCAGTTAAAATAAAATTTTGATATGTAAAATCTAATGTCGTTGAACCTGTTACACTAGCAGTTTGCGTTCTACCTTGTTGTGCTGCTGTCCAAGTATTTGCTGCATTTTTAGTAGCTACTGTAGAATCAATAGAAACTGTAACTGTATCTGTAGCACCAGCCACTGTATCAATACCAGTACCTCCAGCAATATCTACTGTATTACCATCACTAATAGTTTGGTTAGAACCACTATCACCAGATAATGTCCAAGAAGTCATAGCACTTGCAGTTGTTCCTAATTGTGAAAACATCTGAAAAGATGTGCCATCATATATAACAGCTACTATTGCATTTTGTTCTATATCACCAGCTGCAACATCTTGGTCGTTTTTCTTTTTAATATTTTTTACTCCTAATCCATTTACATTTAATGTAGAAGCGCCTGTAGATGTATTGGCTGCCTTAAAATAAAATACTTGACCTGCTACATAAGCAGTTACTGCTGGTGTTAAAGCTATAACGTAAGCATTAGCACTACCACTATCTGTTGCTTGAAATATTAATCCGCCATCTTGTATTTGTCCTGCGTTCACTGCATCTGTATGTGCAGTACCATCACCTACTCTTGTTATTTTATATGTACCAGCATCAAGATTAGCTGTTGCTGCATTGGAACCATCTTTATTTAAACATTGGTTTATGCCACTGGCTAAATCTTGGTCGTGTGTATCGTGTCTATCTGCAACAATTTTTGTTCCAGCATCTCTGTTACTTTGCCATATTGAAGTGCCAGTAAACACTCCATCTGACCTTGTGTATGTTCCTCCTGACCAACCCATATTTTTCTCCTTTCGTTCTTTTTATCCTATATTTTTAAAAAAAGCAAATTATTATTGTCCTTGTGTTGCTTGATATAATCTATTTTGCCTTAATAATTCTGCTACTAAATCTTTACCAGTTAGATTACCAGCAACAGGAGTTGACATTCTCCTAGATATATCACCAGCTCCGTATGATATATTACCTACTGTTCTGGGCGAAGCTGAAAGTAAATAAGCAAGTAATTTAGGATTAGATAATCCACCTGCTAATGACATTCCCACCCCTCCTGAAGCAATTAATGCTTGTAAACCTTTTGGTGTTATAGGGTTAAGCGCTTGTCCTGCTAATCTTGTAGATATATTAGGATTATAGTCTTCTAATGTATCTAATAATTCTCCCCTACTAGCAAATCTTGCTTCTCCAGCATCACTAAATACTGATTTTAATTTTCTTAAAATAGTTGATTTATTTGCGTTGCCTGTAGATAATTCTTTTACTATTTGATTTTGTAAATTTGTAGCTTCTTCATATTTTTTCATTACTTTGTCATAATTTTTTACTTTTTTAGAAATAAGATTTTTTACAGCGTTTCTTGCTCTCGTTACTATAATATCTGCTTTTCTACCTTTAGTAAGAGTGTTAGGATATAAATTATCAATACTTCTTTTTAATGAATCAGCACCTAAAGCATTTTGTAAATTAGGGTCAGTTTGATATTCTCTTACTTTCTTTTTAATTTTATTTAATAAATTTACATCAGCTTCTTCTAATTCTAATTTACCTAATGTAGTAAAACTATCTTCTATTTTATTTATATCATCTGTTAATGATGATAAATCTATTCGCCTTTTATCTAAATTTAATTTGTTTTTAGCTATATTAAAAGTGCTTTGTTTATTTTCTTTAAAACCTTCTAGTGCTTTTTGTACGTCATCAACAATTAATGTAACATCTTCTTTTCCTTGCAAATTTTTTATAAAATCTTGTCTTACTTTAGCATCATTTGATTTACCAGCTTGGTATGCTAATCCTATAACATCTTTTCCTACTCCTGATGTCATTCCCACTATAGGTTTTGCAACACTTGAAACGGCTGCTCCTGTTGCTCTAAAAGCAAGGTTTGCTGGGTCTACTGTATCTACTGCTTTTTTAGCACCTTGTGTTATTTTTGATATTTTACTTCCAGTTCCTGTAGTTCTAGCTGCTAACCCAGCTCCTCCTGTAAAAGGAATAGATAAAACTGTTGTTAAATCAGCAAAAGCGCCCACTGGGTCTTTATTTACTGTGCTTTTAATATTTTCTAAACTTCCATATCTATCAACAAAATATTGCCCTACTTGTTTTGCTATTTCTTCGTTGCCTTGTTCTCCGGGTCTTATATTATTTACCACACTACTTGCTAAATCGCCTATGCTTTTTGCAGTTTGTATTGGCTGTGTAAATGGAGTAATTAAATCGCTAATAAATTTACCTCCACTTGCTGATAAAGTTCCTAAAACATCTGTAGATAATGTTGGTTCTTCCTTTGTGGTTTGTGTTTCATTGATTTTACTATTAGCAAAAGTATTAGTATTACCCTGTTGTTTTATAATGTTAATATCATTTTTAATAACGTCATCAGAAACATCATCATCATAGGTTTTTATTTTGCCATTAGGCATCATAACTTGTCTCATTAAAAGTTTCTCCAATCTTCAACATTATTTCCCAATAAACTATCTAATTTATATTCATCATCATCTTTGTTTTCTGTGCTAAAGGTAAGACCACTATAAATATCATTAGCAGTATAATCATTTTTACCATAAAAATTTGCCATCGCATCAGCTTTTGACATATTATAATCGTTTATTTGATTATTGATATTTTCAGTAGCTAATTTTAATATTGCTGTTCTCATTGATTCAGGCATATTTTCACCTTGCGCTTTAGCAAACTCTCTTTTAATGTTTACAAATATACCTTGAAATGAACCGAATGCTGCTACTTCACCTTCTCTAACAACAGAATCATCTAAATTTTTAATGAAACTAATCATAGCTGCGTAAGCATCAGTACCAGTTTTTCCTTGAAGTGCGTTTCTTAATTTTTTGTAGTTATCAATACCTTTTTTCAAAGGCTTAAATGTAGCTTTTTCTTCTTTTCTATATTTAGCTATGTTGCCTTCTTTAGTTTCTTTGCTTTTAAAAATTCTTTTATCTATTGGTTCAGATAAATCAAAGTAACCTTTTTTAGCAAAATTTCTTGCTAAATAATCTGCTCTTTCTTCTCCTTCTAATCCCAATTCTGTTGCTTTAGCGTTTATCAAATCAACGTAAGTTTTTTTCTGGTTGTAATCTTCTAGTTCTTTGTAATTTTTTGTATTAGCTATATTTTTTCCTTCAATCTCTAGTCGTTTTGCAACTAAATTAAGTTGGTCTAAAGCTGATTTGTCTGCTGCCTGTTTTTCTTTAGTTGCAAACTCTTTCTTTTTTAATTCAAATGCTTCTTGTCTCATTTGTTGTTCAGCATCATACTTTTGTAAATCAAAAGGACTAATTCCAGCTTTAATTGCTAAATCATTAATATTTGATATTTCTTCTTTTCTTAATGATTTACCTAACATTCTATCTAAAAAGTTAGGGTCTTTTTCTGCGCCAAAAGTAAATGTAACTGGTGTTGTTTTTTCAGTTAACATATCTTGCTCAAGTTGACTAGCTGTTGTGCCTGTTGTTTTTTTTGCTTCTTCTGCTCTTAATGCTATTGCTAAATTTTGTGCATCATCTTCTTGTGATGTTCCCATAGTATTTGCTAAAGATTGGTCTAACATAACTCCACTGCCAGTTTGCGCTGGGTTGTATGTTTCTGTTGTACCTAGTTGTGATATATCAAAACCTTCTACATCTTTTTTAGGCACAAGGCTAGTTGTTGTTATATTTCCAGAAGCATCTACTTGATATTTTTCAGGGTCTCCTCTTACTTGCATTAATTTTGATAAAGCATCTCTTTCTTCCGCTGATGCTTGTTCTGCTTCTTTTCTTATATTTCTTTCTCTTACTCCTGATAATATGTCTGCTGTTAGACTACCGATAGGAAATCTACCGCCATAAGATTCAGCTGCATATTGCGTTGGTGTAATATTACTTGCTTCTGCTTGCGCTTTTTTTAATAATTCATCAACTAATGGATTCCTTTGCCTTACACCATATGGGTTTCTAATTACTGCCATATTATACTCTTTCCATATTTACATCTAACTGGCTATAATCTACCATCAAATGTCCAAATATATTTTCAAATACTGCTGATGGTTTTACTTTTTTAACTTCTTGAGCAACAACACCTGTGTACTTTTGTGGTGACCAGTTATACTCAAACTCATAAATATTTAATCCAGATTTAGATTTAGATTTGTATTTAATATTTTTCTTTAATTTTTTATCTGATGCTGCTATTGCTGCCTTTCCTATATCACCAAGAGCTGACATTCTTGCTCCATAAGCGCCTAATTGTCCAGCATAACTTGCTTGGTCAAATTGTCCTTGTTGTTGAGCGCCTGCAAATATTGGTGGAGGTGCAATACTTGTAGCTGGTACATTTAGTCCTGTAGTTGCTACTGTTCCTCCTCTGGTAGCTGGTGAAGGTAGTCCTGTAAGCGTTGCGATTTCTGATAAAGGCACTTCTCTTGATAATAATAAATCTGCAAGTTGCCTATCTCTCATTCTTTCTTGTTCTGCTACTTGGCTAGCTGCGTCACTTATTTGAAAACTTCTTAATCCTGTAGCTCTTGCTAATTGTGCATCGCCTAACTCTTGCCCTTGCCTAATAGCTTCTGCTGATAAATCTCTTAATGAATCTTGTTGCCCCATCGTTAATTCTGACATAGCATTGTTGTAAGCAACTGAACCTTGAGGAATACCTGAATTTATTAATTGTGTTCTTAAAGTATCTCTTTCGTAATCAAATTGAGGTTGCAATCTACTTAAAGCTCTATCAAAATACTCACCTTCTACTCTTCTAGTATAGTCATCTATATTACCCATAGTGGGTATTGCAGTAAAACTGCTTCTATCAATCATTCCCGGTTGTGAAGGCAAACTAGCTAAACTAAATGTTTCTTGTGGCAATCCACTTAATAATCTGCCAGCAGTATCTAAATAAGCGTCTTGTATCCCTACTTGTTTTACTCTTTGCGCTTCATACTCTGGTGTTAAACTATAATCTTGCCTAAACCTATCATCACCTAAATCTGTTATAATTGTAGTATCATAAGGCGAATACACATCAGGTCTATTCATTCTACCTTCTACTCTTGCAGTTTCAACGTTTGCTGCTCCTTGTGCTTGTGCTGCTCCAGCATAATCTGGTGCTGGTGGTGGTTTAGGTGATTTAAAAATATCTGTAACGAAACTCATTTTATTTCCTTCCTCAATAATACTGCTTGTTTTTTATATCCTTTTAATGATTTTTCCCAACCCATTCTTCCTAAAATGTCAACATATTTATATTTTTTTTCTTTTGCATATTTTATAATCTTTTTTTCTAAATTTTTCAAACTATTTAATTCACCACCAGCTAATCCTATGCGCAATGCGTCTTGATAATCAGCTGTAATTACAACGCTTTTTTCATCAATAAACATTTGATAACTTCCATTTTCTAAACCTTTTTCTATTTCTTCTTTGCTTAAATTATCAGCTATATCTGTTGATGGTTTTAGCAAACTCCATATTCTATTTGATAAAATCATAAGCCTAAACCTTTTTCATAATAAACATCAGTGCTATGCCATTTTATACTTTGCGCTTGTGTACTTGTTCTTATTCTAACTGCTGCGTTCCAACCTATATTTGCAACACTTCTCCATACTAATTGTGAATCTACGCTACCAGCCCATTCGCTTACATCCCAAGTTCCAGCGTCCCAACTTGTTCCTTCTGTTGTAGCGCTAGATGGTGTGTATGTACTGGAACCATCATTAAAGTCAACATCAAATCCTATACTAATAGGCAAAGATGCATCAGATGACACTATAGGTCTAATAGCTGTATATCGTTTTGTAGTTCCTCTACCACCAAAATATACAAATGCTGTTTTTGCATCTCCTTGTATTTGATTGCCAGCATCACTTGTGCTGTTATCTGCTTTATATACAGCAGTTTCTCCACCGAAATATAAATCACCATTTAGCAAACCCCAACAGTACGCATTTTGCCCTGTAAACCTACCCCAAGCACCAGTGTTTAAATTTACAACGTATTGGATAAACTCACCAGTGGTATTATTAGGAACATTAAATATACCCATCTGTGCTTTAGGATAAACGATTACATCCCACCCAAATATAGTTTTAAAATTCGATACACTAAAATTAATGCTACCACTAATTTTTGCTGATATTGCTTGCCCATAATTAGTTTCACTTTCAGCATACATTTTAGTTAAAGGTATAAACCCAGATTCAGTAATAACTATTAATTCTGGACCAACTCTTACTACACATCTTTTGCCTATTGGTCTTGCTATTTTAAATACTCCTATTAATGCCCAAGCGTTTGCATCACTAGGATTAGTTCCTTGGTAAATAGCAACTTCGCCTTCTGAAGTAATGAAAGCTATATAGTCATCTGACCCTGAACCACCATCTCGTGTAAGAGTTCCTGCTGCTACTAAATAACCACCAAAATTAAAAACACTTCCTAAAGAAAAAGTAGATACAGCTCCTGCTATAGAATCAATAGGTAAGTAACCAAAACTCAAACTATCGTTTAATATAAAAAATAATCTTTCTTTAAACACAGTTACATTATTAATTGTTGTAGCAGTTATACCAGATAATGTAGGTGTTGCCCAAGTTGTACCATTATAATGTCTAGGAGCATCAACTCCATTACAAATAAATAAAAAAGAACCACCAGAAGTAGTAAAATTAACAAACTCCCATCTTGCATTAGATAAACTTGTTAATACAGGTAAATCTGATGTACTTGCCCAACTTGCTGTGTCCCAAC